CGATGGGAAGACCCACCACGTGGCGACCACGCGGAACGTGTTGACCGCACTGCCGCACGTGTTCATGGTGAGTTTCGACAAGAAGAGTTTCATCAGTCTCGTGGAATACATAGACATGGGTGAGTTGAAGTATCGCCTCCTCGCGGTCGCCGCGCACGTGGGGGTGCAGTGTGATGGACACTACGTCGCGTTCACGCGACACAAAGACCAGTGGTACTATAAGAATGACGACTTCGTCCAGGCGGTCAATCTGCCACGAGAGGGGGGGTTCTATTTTCTCATCTACACGAAACAATAGACACATCGCGTCTGTTGAAACCCATTAAACGTGCTCGCCGCGGCGATGGTGTAGGCACCAAAGTTTTCCACGTACATCCACTCCCCGATGGCGAGGTCTGGAAGGCGACTGTTTTCAGAGATGACGTCGATGCTGTCACACGTGGGACCAAAAACCACTGAATCATACAACGTGCCATCTCTTTCGTTATACGGTTGTATGTTCGGCTTTGCGTGGTCAAAATACACGCAATTGAATGAACCGTAGATGCCATCGTTGAGGTAATAGATGAACTTGTCCCCATTTTTCTTTTTTCCAATAATGTTCGTGACGAGCGTGTGCGAGGAACACACGAAATATCTCCCTGGCTCTGCGATTATTTTCACATCCTCCTCCTCATTGGAAAAGAAATCATCGATGCCCCTGTTTATTTCCTTTGCAATGTCTTTAAAATTGACGCCATCGCTCGAGTCGAACCCTGGAAATCCACCACCAATGTCCACGAGGTTCATGGTGTATCCAACCTCTTTGGCGACGTCGAATGCATTTCGAACGTCTTTGAGCGCGGCGTAGTAGGTCTCGGCGTCGTTGCAATTGCTGCCCACGTGGAAAGAGATGCCAGTCACGCAGAGTTCGAGAATTTTCGCCGTTTGTAAAATGTTTTTAATGTCCTGTGGGTCGGCGCCGAATTTACAATTGAAACGACACATGGACTTGGAATCATCCGTCTTGATGCGAAGCACGAGTTTGGCGTGTGGGTGATACAGCTTTATCTTGTACAACTCATGGACGTCGTCAAAGGTCATGAGGTCCACGTCCTCGGAACGCGCAAACTTAATCTGACCACTCGCCTTGCATGGGTTGGCGTAAATGATGTTCGACGGGTCCACGTCGTGATTGATGACCTGACTGATTTCATTCTTACTCGCACAATCGAAACCAATGTCAAACTTTGAGAGAATTTTAGTGATGACAGGGTTTGGGTTGCACTTCACCGCGTAAAATGGTTTCACGCGAGGGAGGTGTTCGACCCACTGTTCATATTGTTGAATAATTTTCTTCACGTTGACAATGTAAAAGGCGGAGTTATCGTCGTTATTTTCTAAAAATTTACTTATGATGTCAATGGTGTTCGTGCACCCCTCTTCGAAGATTCGGATATCGCACTCCTGAATGATACTGACGATTTCTGGGAAATCAGACATAATTTCCCTGTATATTAGAATGACACATATAAAGTTTCAATGTTTATACATACGTAGGCATGAAACCGTTCCTCAAATGGGTGGGTGGAAAGACACAAATCATCGACCAAGTCCTCGCGGAGTTCCCGAGAGACATCGACACCTATCACGAACCCTTCGTCGGCGGCGGCAGCGTCCTGCTCGCGGTGCTCTCGAGTCCGGACATACGCGTGCGACGGGTGAGAGCCAGTGACGCCAACCCCCATCTCATAGCCCTGTACAAACACGTGCAAGACGACCCCGAGGTCTTACACCGCGCCATCGACGAACTTTTTAGTGCATACGACGCGAGGAGTCCCGAGCAGAAGAAAGTGTTTTACTACGACCAGAGACTGCGGTTCAGAGAACTCCCATCGTGCACGGAAAAGTGTGCGCTCTTCGTGTTCCTGAACAAGACGTGTTTCCGTGGTCTCTACCGAGAGGGCCCCGATGGATTCAACGTCCCCTATGGACACTACACCACGACGCCAAAGCCGCCGACGCTTGATGAATTGCGAGCGGTGCAGGGTCTCATCGAGAATGTCGAGTTCACGACGTGCGACTTTCACGAAGCCCTGACACACGTGCAGGGTCCTCGCGATTTCGTGTACGCCGACCCACCGTACGCGCGGGAAACGAAGACGTCCTTTAAGGACTACACGAGGAGTGCATTTGACCAGGACCTCTTATTTAAAGCACTCTCCAAAACAATCTTCGTCATGAGTAACGCGAATGTTCCATGTGTCACCGAGTTTTTTAAAGATTTCCAGATATTGTACATCAAGGCTCGTCGCGCCATACATAGCAAGCGACCAGATGCAACAACGACAGAAGTCCTCGTCGTCTGCAAACCGGGGGACCGGGGCCGGGGGTGCACAGACGAATAGGAATGGTTTAGCGTTTGAACGGTGCGTGTACCCCAACGTGTACGTCAAGGGTCAAGGTGGAGAAATCGATGGGTATTGGTTCTTGAAACAGCGCGACTTTGCGAAACACATGAAACCGGTGGACCCGAACATGCGTCTGTTCCATCCCGACGGTGCGTACATCAAAGACGATTGGGTCATGATCATAGAGTGTAAATATCAAGGTGGGTCGGGTAGCGTGGATGAAAAAATTCTAAACTCGCCGACAAAGTTGGAGTTGTACAAACAGGCGTATCCACACGTCAAGGACTGGTGCTATGTTCTCGTCCTGTCCGAGTGGTTCAGGCAACCCTCGTACAAGACATGGATAGATACGTTGACACGTAATCCCGAGATTCAAGTGTGGTGGGCGGAGAAGAGAACTCATAGTGTGTGCGTGAAATTAGAAGTAGACGGAGATGCGGTCAAAGTGCATTTATCGAATTATCAACTCGTCCCATGATTTAATGCTCATGTCAGTTTCCTTACACCACGGATACACCGGGTCGCCCACGAAGTTTATCGCACTCACCCCATTTTTAAAACAATCCTTACATATGTCGTAGTTATCATCGATGATGAGTTTCAAGTTGAGTGCTCGACACACGGACGACTTGGATATTTCATGGCGCGTGTAGCTGTTGGTCAGAACGAGGTCGTGAAATATTCCTGGGTAGTGCATGTTCAACCACACCTCCGTCTTACGTCGAACACAATCCTGTCTACCCGTGACGGCGTAGATGGTATTTTTCTTCGACAGTCTCGAGAGGACGTACTGGGAATCCTTCATCGGTCGAAGTTCTGCAAATTCTCGTGAATCATAAAACTCTTGAATCATCTTTTGTGATTCAGCTTCACTGCATTTAAAGATGTCTCTAAACACGTACGGGTGGTTGACGTGCTGTGGTAACTTTCGTCTGTGAAAGCGTGCGAGGGGGTCTAGGAGAGGCACGAGGACTTCATCGATATCAATAGCAATTCTGTTCATCCTATAGTATTAAACTCAGACATTTGTATGTCCTCTTTTATGTTCACTAAGGTTCTATAAAACGTTCGTCGATTGTTCGGGTGGGTCTTGTCCGTTCGCAGCTTGAGTGGTCGCCACCACATGGGCACGTCTTCCGTCATGTACTGACACTCCGCGATGGCGTCTTCCCTGAACCACGGTTCCTCGTAATTGTGAATCTCAGATTCGTAGACCAATTGCCCTTTCTCCTGGATGTACAGACGCCACACCCCTGGGCGGTACGGGTCCCTCTTCATTTGAAAATCTATGGTGTTGTGGTCCTTGGGTTTCCACTTGAACATCGTCTCGTGCGTGCCCATCTTCACCGGTTCGTACACTGGGGTGAACACGAGACCATCGACCCGCTGTTGCACCCGGGGCAGGTGCTCTGTCTGAAACGTCTGGAAATCTGCGAGGGGGTGAAATATCTTGAGACGCACCCGGTACGGGTCGGATTTCATGGCGACGATGCGCTTGATGCACTGTTCGATGATCTCGTAGCGATCGAGAAAGTTCATGTGCCCGACGGGTCGTCCACACACCGTGATGCCGTCGTAGGCCAGATAGAGGCCACCGTCGCACAGCTCCCCGTCGAGAATCGTGCCCTCGTACGCGTTTTTCGGAAGGTTGACCCTCGTCTCGAACATGTGAAACGAGCGGTTCACGAACACCGACACGTTCCGCCCCTGCCATCGCGTCGCCACGAGCATGTACCGCTCTCCATCGGTCTTCTCGCACACGACGTACGCGTTGTTTCGGAGCGTGGGGAAATGTTTGCGTTCGATGCTTATGGGCTGGGGTCCGGGGAAACGGTCCCTCGATCCCCAGACCTGGTGAATATAGGCGATGACGTGTTTGTCCATTACACGAGAAACGCGGCGTCGCTTTATGCCGTGGCGCGAACGCCTGCGGCATTCATGATGTTAGATATGCATTCGTGGGCGTAGGTGGCCACCACTTGGGCCGCGGTCCATGCGTATATTTTAACTCCATAGTCCTTTAATTTTTCAAACATTTTGTCGTAATTCGTCAACTTTGTGTCCCCCAACTTTTTCTTCGCCGTCTTGCACACCATCATCCAGCATCTGGGATTTGTGGACTTCACGTGGTACAGGTCGTCTTTAATTTTCTGTCCCACCTCGGTGTCGAAGTGCAGGCCCATCTGATGCACGGGTTCCTGCGAGTCTTCGAGCACTTTCTTCTTGAACATGTCCCAATCGATGCCCTCCGTGGCTGCGGGGAACACCAGGCACCCACACCCTTCGTGCGTCTCGAACACCTGTTCGATGGTCTTTTCGTCGAGGTTGATGCCGAAATCGATGAACACGATGCGGTCGTACATCTTCATCAACTTTTGCACAGCCTCCGCCTTTTTGAATGGGTCGTCGTTGCAAAACATGATTTCATTGGCCCATCCACGACGAACGCAGTGAATGTTCAACTTCATGACGGTGTGTAAGGTTTTTACGTGACATGACTTCGAACGTGTCACGAGAAGAGTGACGAGTCTCATCTTATGTGTATTAAAACAAATCTAAGCCTTAAGCCTCTCTGCCATGCACGCGTTGAAAGGCAAGTTTCCAACGTGTCCGAGCGTGGTCTGAATGTCGGCGTAGATTTTACCACCCATCTGTTGCCAGCGTCGACAGAACGCGTAGTCTTCGGACAGGTAACGACGCGTCACTGGGTCGATCATGCAATCGAACAGGGCGCAGTACGTGTCAAAGTCTCTGTTTTGATGGTCGTTCACGCAGTCCAACTCCTTGGCGTAGTGTTCGTGCATGCGTTCGAACGCCTCTCGCTTAATCATCATGAACCCCGTCGGTCCGTCGAGGATTTCAATCATGCCATTGTCCACCGAGCGACGTTGGGCGCCAAAATTGATGACGAGCGAACTGCTTAACATGGCCATGTCTCGGTCGTCCCCTTGTTTGATGGCGTCCTTGGCCTGGTCCCACATGACGACCTTTTTCGGGTAGCACGCGACGCTGATGTCGCGATTCGCCCGGAGAAGACGAACCACGGACTTTGGGTCGAAATCGATGTCGGCGTCGATGAACAAGAAAAAGTCGCAGTCAGTCTTTTGCATGAATCGACCGACGGCCACGTTTCGCGCGCGATGGACCAACGATTCGTTCTCCGTGGTGTCGAAATACATCTGAATCCCTTCGCGAATGAGTTCCATCTGGAGTTTAATCATAGAGGCCATGTATCGCTCGAGACAGAGACCGCCGTAGCATGGTGTAGCAACAAAAAGTTTCATTACAAGTTAAACGGCTTTCGCCTCTAAGTATTTTCGAATGATGTTTTCTATTTTATTGAGTGTGGGCACGGACACTGAACACTGTTTACACACATCAGCCTTTGGAATGCCGGTGACAATCCATATTATAGCAGATGCGATGCTGTTTGGTGTCTTACTCATCAATTCCACGCAGTCCTCCACGTCGCGGCACATTTTATTGCACGCGATGCGATGTTCCCTTCCGAGTTCAAACCCGTTGATGAGGCGATTCATGACGTCGACCGGGCGCGTGGTGCCGTTGTCCTCGTTCGTGGTCAACAACACGCTCTTGAACATCTCCGCGGTGCGACTGATGTCTTTGGACTGCACGTTGAACATGTCCGCGATTTCCTTGGTCGTTCTCGGGTAGTTGGCGAGTCGACACGCGTACAACACGCAGTTAGCCTTGATGCCTAGCCGCACGGCACCCCGGGTCAGCTTTCGTTCACTGAAGGTTTTGTAGATCATCTTTGCGTCTCGAATGACCACCTCGGGCAGGGTCGCGCACGCCTCCTCGATTTGCTTGTACGCGTGGTACAGACCTCGGTCTTTGTGATTCATCGCCATGTGGAAGTTGATCGTCGCCATGCGTCGATTCTTGTACGTGGACGATCCCCTGGACGTGCTGATCACGGTGCTCTTCCCCCACTGCGACGAGTACAGGTTCGGGTTCGCGTGCGCGTCGGCGCCACAGCGTGCTGGGTCGGAGACTTTCCCATCCTCGGAGACGCCCGAGGTCCACTCCGCGACGTCGGAGATGTACTTGTCGTCCACGAGACCACACTGCGTGCACACGGGCAAGCCCTCGGGGGCGATCACCTTGGTGCCCTTGCACTCCACGCACTCGTAGTTATTTGCCGCGTGTTCATGTTCTTCTTTGTGTTCTTTGTGTTTGTTTTGGAGAAGCGTGTTTAAATCTTCCCATATAGCTGCCAACATTTGAATGAGCTGATGTTTTAAAACGACGCAAAGTGACGCTCATCCAAACTTCGTCTCGCGCGCATTTCAATCATGTCCACGGTGTCTTTGAAACTTCGCGCCCCTGGGCTCCTGGGCTCCCAGCTGTCCCACGCGCGGTCGATCTCGCGATGGCCGTCTGGTAAGGATTCTTCCTCGCTCACGTCCTCGTCTGGAACGATGAAGTCCTCGAGGTCGCTCCCGTCGTCCTCCCATATCTCGCTATCGTCGTCTTCAATGTCAACCTCGGCATAAAAGACGTAGTACGGCGAACCTAAACATTTTATCTCGAGATCTTCGAACGTCGTCCCCGTCGGATAGTGTTCGCACAAACTTTCGCAGGGGGTCGCGGTCATCTCTTGGTCCAACTCGTACACGCACGCGTTCTTGTAAATCTTCTCCGTCTGACTGAGGTAGCGCACGCCGAGGACGTGCCCTGTGTTCATCTGCACCACTCCGTACGTCGCTTCTTCGAGGTCGTTGTCGTGTTCTTTAACTATAGCTTTGACAATGTCATCGACTTGTATTTCTGTGAGTTTGATCATTTTTCTTTACTATCAGGTCAATTAAAAATATTTAACTATTATACTTCAGGTGTCAGATGAGGATTCATATTTATTCAAAAGAGGGATGTACGTATTGCGACCGCGCCGTCGAGTTGTGTGAGTCCGAGGGGCTGACCCACGAAAAGATTATGATAGAAAAAGTGGACTTAGAGAAACTCTGTGGTGGGGCATTTGACGCGTACCCACAGATTTTCAAGGATGGCACGCACCTGGGAAATTTCTTCGACCTCGAGGACTTCATTCAAGACCAATACGAACCACTGCTGGACGACGAGGGGTCGTTCACCCTGTTTCCGCTGAAATATGAAAACCTGTGGAGTCTGTACAAAAAGGCGCAGATGTCCAACTGGACCGCGGAGGAGATTGATTTCTCACGGGACATGGAGGATTGGAAAGGGTTGTCCGAGAACGAACAGCGATTCGTGAAGTACGTGTTGGCGTTCTTCGCGGGTTCGGATGGCATCGTGTTCGAAAACATCAACAACAACTTTGCCGACGAAGTCAGGTCTTCGGAGGCGAAGTCCTTCTACGCCTATCAGTGCCACAACGAGATGGTGCACTCGGAGACGTACAGTAAACTCATAGATAAATACATTCAAGATGGAAAGGAAAAGATGCACTTGTTCAACGCCATCAACACCATTCCGTGCATCGAGAAAAAGGCGAACTGGGCTTTGAAGTGGTTCGACAAGGGTCGCCCGTTCGCGGAACGCCTGTTCGCGTTCGCGTGCGTCGAGGGCATCTTCTTCTCTGGGTCGTTCTGTGCCATCTACTGGTTGAAGAAGCGGGGCCTCATGCCAGGTCTCACCTTTTCCAACGAACTCATCTCACGGGACGAAGGGTTGCACCAGGAGTTCGCCGTGGAACTGTTCAAAATGCTCCGCCACAAACCTTCGGGACACGTGCTCCAAGCCATCGTGCGCGAGGCGGTGGGGATCGAAAAGGAGTTCATCATCGACGCCCTGCCGTGTTCACTCATAGGCATGAACGCGCAAAAGATGTCGGAATACATCGAGTACGTCTCTGATAGGCTGCTGAAACAGATTGGACAGCAGCCCATATTCAATTCTAAAAATCCCTTTGATTTCATGGAACTCATTTCTCTAGAAGGAAAGACAAACTTCTTCGAGAAAAGGGTTGGCGACTATGGTAAAATGGACGTCACTGAGGACACAATTAATTTTGACGAGGAGTTCTAGACTCGCGCTTGATATTCATCATACCCCACGTGACGAGAAGAAACACGAGGGTATGAACGAACAAGCCCAACATCGTCGGGCACCCGTTCGGGCTGGCCAAACCTTGGCCCAACAATCCACGGGTCAACATGTACGTCTGTGGGTTGGAGATGATGAAAAACGTCAAAGCGGAGATGACGCTGATGACGAGCTTTTGTTGTTGCTTTTCGCCGTTGCAGCCGCAGCCGCAATCCTTGAACAATGCCATTTTAATATATGCGTAGAAAAATTTTATTTCCAGGACAAGGTCCCTGTGGTGTACGTGTACGTGCTTCTGACGTTCTGAATGATTGGAGATTCCTCGAGATTGACAGCCGTGGACGTACTCGTCTCACCCTGGTACAGAGGTCGTCGAAGGATGATTTTCGTACCACACACGTCAGCTCGATGGGCGACATCGCTCGTGTTCGTGAGCGTCACCTCGAGGACTTCACGCACCGCGCCTAAATCGAGCGTGAACGACGACGTCGCCTGTGCGTCGGTCTCCTCTTCTGCGTCTATGAGTGTAGAGTTGTTGACGCCCACGATGGACGCCGCTGGAGTCATGTTCTTGATGAGATTCGTCACGCCCGTCTCCCCGCCGACGACTGCTATGTCGGAAAGGATGAACGTGTTGGACGTCGTCTGCTTGACGTCGATGTATCGGCACAACACTGGCACCGGGCTTGGTTTGCATGGTGGACACTCAGGGACACACTCCGTGCCCGTGAATGAAAAACATGCGTTGGTATTCAAGTTGCTCAGGTCGAAACTGCCTTCTGTGCACGTGTACGCGAGTCCCACCGCCGAGGACGCGGCACATCCCATGAGACCAAACACGAGCACGACGGACATCTGTATTACCCTGTGAAATTATTTCCATTTTTCATAGGCGTCGCTCGTGATTTTGTACGTGTACTTGGCCGCGGCGAAGTCGATGACTGGCGACGTCGCGATTATCTTCTTGGCGACGGCACCCGCGTCGCCCACTTCGTTCCCACTGAACACGAGTTTCGCGCCCGCGATGTTGACTTGGCTGGCTGCGGTAGCGGTGTTCGTCAAGACCACTTTGTGCACCTTCTTGAGACCACCGAGGTCTAAGACCACCTTTGCCTTGTCGGTGGCATCGGCGGCCACCGCCGGTGCCGTGCCGAGCGTGGCCGTGCCCGTCTCGACGTCGATTAAGTTGGCGAGACCGTTAGCGGTCGTCGCACCTTCTATCGCAGACGCGCGCTCCGTCGCCGTGGCCGCGTGCACGATGAGGCTGGTACCGGACAGGTCGTAGACCTCGATGTCCGAGAGCGAGATCGCGTTTGACGTGGTCTGTTCGACCGTGATGTATTGGCAATTGATGGCCATGTCGACGGTAGTGGTCGTCGGCGTCGCGTTCGACGTGAGGAACGACAAACAGCTATTCGCGTTGAGGTTCGACAGTTGCAGCGAACCATCGGTGCACGTGTAGAATAAGCCCGCGGCGGACGAGCACGAGCATCCAAGCATGGCCATAATGATCGCGGCCGACATTCTGAGTATGTATACATTAAAGAAATATATTTTTCCCCTGGGTTAAAGTTAATCCGCGGTACTTAGGTATACAAGCAAAACAATAAAAATGTCACTCGCAATCACCCAAGCTTCCGAATTCAAGGCTTCTGATGTCGATTTCTCTAAGATGAAAAAGAACAAGAACGGCGGAAAGACGGTCTACCTCAACAAGGGTGGCAATAACAAAATCTTCATTCAATTTCCGAAACTTCGATGCCCGTACGGCCTCTCCGCGTTCACCGACGAGGGCACGGGGAAGACGTCGTACAGCCTCGACCTGGCCTTCGACACGGACGTCCCGGAAGCCGTCGAACTTCGTAAGACGTTCGAGGAGCTCGACGAACTCATCGTCAACAAGGTTGCGGAAAACTCCGTGGAATGGCTTGGGAAGGAATTCAACGTCGAAGTCCTGAAGCAAGCCTTGTACAAGCCGTTGGTGCGCGTGGGGAAGCCTGAGTACCCGGCGACCATCAAGTTGAAGATTCTCACCAAGCCCGATGGAACCTTCGTCCCTGAGAGCTACAACATGAACCGCGAGAGCATCCCCCTTGACAACGTCGAGAAGGGTGCCAAGGTGCACACCATCGTCGACCTGAACCAAATCTGGTTCATCGACAATAAGTTTGGTGTCACTATTCGCCTCTCACAGGCGCTCGTCGAACAATCTGCCAAGTTGCCATCGTTCGCGTTCCAGGGCATCGACCTTCCCGAACCGTCCAATGAAGTGGATGACGACGATGAAATCGTAGACGAAGAATAAATAATTTTCTAGTGTAATTACAACATACCATGATTGCCCTCATCATTCTGCTCCTCATCGACGCGTACATTTTGTGCTCCATGAAGAACGCCACCACCACCGCTGCGAAGAAAAACGGAGACTACATTGTTTACGGGACCATGGGATGTGGATGGACTCGTAAGCAACTCGACGTCATGAAGGAAAAGAATATTTCCCACGAATTCGTGGATTGCTCGAAGAAAGGGACGTGCCCCGCTGGTGTCAAGGCCTATCCGACTATTAAGCACCCGAACGGTGACATGACCACGGGATTTAACACCCTCGAATGATCATGAGGGACACGGACAATAAGAACGCGTCCAACATCGTCTCGATGGGCTTCAACACGCTGATGTGCTTCACCAACGAACGGTTCCACAACACGCGCAAGAGGAAGGTGCTGATGAGAATGATCAGCGTGTAGAGGAGGACTTCCGTGAGCATATCCGACTTCGTTTCAGTCTTAGAGATTTCTCTGAGCATTTTATTATGTACACAGATAATAAAATGGTCCTTCCACTGAGTGGTTCTGAAAAGAAATTTACCACGCGTTTGTGGAACAAATACAAGAACTCGAACAACTGCTACGCCTACGCCGTCAACGATCCTGAAACGTACCGTTGGCAGAAGAGCATCCCAGGAGACCGAAGCGGCATGTCGAACACGTATCACAACTACACGCATTGCAAAGGCCTTCCCGAACGCGTCATTTCGGACAACCCACGAAAGGTGTACAAGGTTAACCCCGTGTTGCGATGTAAAAAAGGGTTTTTCAAAATCATGATGTTCACGTCACCTCAAGGCGACTTTCACTTTTACAAACAACACGGGCTCTGTGAATACAAAGTCCAACCCGGCAACACCGTGAAGAGTGTGGCTGCGTTTTTCAAGGTACCACAGGCGCGCATCGCCAACGCCGCGACCAAGGCTGGAGGGTTCAAAGAGGGCAAGCGCATCGTGTTCAAAGTCAACTTGTGGTCCCATAAGAGGGGGTGGAGCGACGGTGGCGCTCTCCTCGTGGACGCCAAGGGGAAGATGATTCAGGACCCTCGCAAGGCGGCAAGAAACTACCCAGGTCTGAACTACTCAAACTTCTGTTCGTCATTCTGCGTCAAGGATCGCGGCATCAAGGTCGGCAAGACTCACCCCAAAGTCTCTCAGAAGTGAGTCCAGGTCGTCCTGAGTCTCCGCCTCGAAGGACACATCGAAGATGTCGAGGACACTGAACACCTGCTCGTCGTTCAAGTGCACGACGTTTGACGTTCGAGCGATGAAGTTATTCGTCACTTGCAATGTTATGCTAAATTGGGAAACATCGAATACTTTTCGACAGACCGGGCACGTGTGCTTACCCTGCGCCTTCCATCGCTCGATGCACGACGCGTGAAATATATGTCCACAACGGATGGCGTTGTTCCTGGTGGCCTTCACCTCGTTGAGACATATAGAACATGTCATTACTACATGTACCTACCTAAACTTTTTTTAATAAATATCCGCGACGTTCAACAACGGCGTGTTGCACTGGTTGCACTGTTGTGCGCCCTGCAAGCCTTGGACTTTCGCGAGCACTTCCGGACCGCTCTTTTGCAACAACTGGCGGTACGTGTAGTTGTCCTCGAGAGCGATGCCGTTTTGTTTCATGATGTAATTGTTCACGAGTTGCGCTGAGGAGTGAATCGTGAAGCATCGGCCGTCGGCCATTCCCAGGCGTTGAGACATTGTATTTATTATTACAGGAGAAAATTTATACGATTGTTTCGAGTCGTTTGAAGCCATGATTCAAAACCCATGCTGCGCAACTTATGTACAAGACTGTTACATTTGTATCCAAGGAAAGTGTCGAACGAGTCGCGGACGTCAGTCGGCGACACGCGAATGTTTTGGTCGCATCGGTCGATGTGTCGACACACGATGTTGTATCCATAGGCAACCTCTTTCAGGGTCTCGGCACCGGTGATGATTATTTTACCCGTGGAGAAAATGGATGTGGTGATTTCTTTCGCTTCTTCGAACGGTTTGAATTTTATTTTCACCGCCGAATACTTGTCCGGTTGGAAACTGACTGAAAACGTGTTTCCATGGTTTTGAAAGTGTCTGGCTACCAACATCAGGTTGACGTGATAATTCAGACTGTAGTTGCTGTTTATCATGACGACTCGAAAGTCGTCGTCCTTTATCATCGACTCCATGTCGAGGTACGTCTTGAAAAGTTGTTTAAGTTGGGCGATCACTCGCTGACAATCGAAAAGGTCGCAGCACCCAGCGACTTGGATGGACCCATTGGGGAAAATTTTCACACTCTTAGTGGAATATGGGTCTTTATACACTAATGTTATTTGATTGTTAAAAGTGGTATTTTTTATGGACCACTGAAAATCAGATCCAACGGCGCCCTCTC